TGATACTAACACAGATACACTACAAAGTATAGCAGATAATACTGGCGCAGCGGATCGTTTTATAACAATGGTTGCCAACGCAAGCGGCGCCCAGTCTGGTCTTTCAAATGCTGGTTTAAAATATAATACATCAACACAAAAATTAACATTGGGCGGTGATTTAGCAGTCGCCGGTGATGCAACTATTAGCGGCAATTTAACAGTATTGGGTACAACTACTACAGTTGATGTTGCAAGTCTTTCAATTACTGATAACTTGATCTATCTAAACAATGGCGGTACAGCGACTATTACTAATGCTGTTGGTAATGGCACAACTGTAACATACACTGCTGACAATAACTTTAGCACTGGATATACAGTTGATGTAACAGGTGTAAATCCAAGTGCTTACAACGTTACTGATGCAACTATTACAAGTGCCAACGCAACTAGCTTTACAATCAGTAGCAGTGCTACTGGTACATATGTAAGTGGTGGTAGTGCAAGAGCGCACACAAATACAAATGTTGACTTAGGTTGGGCAGGCAGCTATACTAGTGGAAGTTATGCACACGCTGGTCTATTCCGTGATGCTTCTGATGGCATATTTAAAGTATTTGACGGTTATACCCCTGAGCCTGATGACGCAGTAGACATTGATACAAGCCACGCAAGTTTTAGCCTAGCAGACATGCAAGCCGCTAACTTTATTGGTAGTTTGACAGGAAATGCTGCAACAGCAAGTAAATGGGCAAATGCTAGCACTATTACACTAGGTGGCGATCTAACTGGTAACGTAAGCATTGATGGCAGTGCAAACGTAACACTTACTGCAACCATTGCAGCAAATAGTGTTGCGCTAGGTACAGATACAACTGGTAACTATGTAGCAGGATTAACTGCTGGTACTGGCATTGCGGTCACTGGTACTGCTGGTGAAGGTTGGAGCCCAACAGTAACACATAGCAACACAACGAGAACAGACACAACAAGTGCAGGCACACTAACACATGGCGGTACATTTACTGCCGTTGATAGCATAGCATCAAATGCCCTAGGTCACGTTACTGCTATTAATGTTAAAACATTGACAATGCCTTCAGATACTAATACAACATACAGTATTAGTAGTGAAACTGTAGCTGGCGGCGCAAATTTACGACTAACAGGAAGCGATTCGTCAACTGACGATGTTAAAATTGCCAGTGGTACAAACGTAACCGTAACACGTACTGATGCAAATACTATCACAATTAGTAGTACTGATACAAACACAACCTATAGTGCAGGAACTGGTTTATCTCTAACAGGTACAGTTTTTGCTAACACAGCACCAGATCAGACAGTCGTATTGACAGGAAGTGGTGCTACATCAGTAAGTGGTACATATCCAAACTTTACAATCAGTAGTACTGATACAAATACCGTATACACGCTACCTGCTGCGACATCAACAGTACGCGGCGGCATTGAGTTGTTCAGTGACACTGTTCAATCAGTAGCAGCAACCGCAGTAAGTGCTACAGCAAGTAGAACATACGGTGTACAGGTAAACTCAAGTGGACAAGCAGTAGTTAACGTGCCATGGAGTGATACAAACACAACTTACACCGCAGGAACTGGCTTAACACTATCTGGTACACAATTCATTAACGCAGCACCAGATCAAACTGTTACACTAACAGGAAGTGGGGCTACATCAGTAAGTGGTACATATCCAAACTTTACAATCAGTAGTACTGATACAAATACAACATATGGCGCAGCTACAAGTACAGTACTTGGTCTAATTAAACTAGAAGACGACACAGTTCAATCAGTTGCAGCAACCGCAGTAAGTGCTACAGCAGGTAGAACATATGGCGTACAAGTAAACAGTGCAGGTCAAGCAGTTGTTAACGTACCTTGGGTTGACACAAACACAACTTATGGCGTAGCTACTACAAGTGCAAATGGTCTGATGTCTTCAACAGACAAGAGCAAGCTAGATGGTATCGAGTCAGGGGCATCTGGTGACCAGACTGCGGCTGAAATCCTGACTGCAATCAAGACTGTGGATGGTGCAGGTTCCGGCCTTGACGCCGACCTGTTGGATGGCTTAAGCAGCGCATCTTTCTTGCGGGCTGATGCGAACACTGCGACCACAGGATATTTACAAGCAGAAGGGTTTGTGAACACTGCTGGAGGATCACTTTCTATCTTCAACCCTCAAGGCGCAAGCTATGCGACCACCACCACCACGGTAACTGGCGCTATCAAAATCACTTTGCCGCAATCATGGACCAATACCATGATGCGAATGACTATTCGTATTTACGAATATGCAACAAATGAAGCGTTTGAGGTTGTTTGTGGTGGCTATAACTATTCGCCAAGTGCAACTTGGGCCAATAGTCCGTTTGCTTATATCATCGGATCGCCAAATGTGAACCGCAACTTCACTGTGCGTCTTGGGCATGATGGCACATATTGCTGCGTTTACATCGGTGAAACAACAAGCACTTGGTCTTATCCACAGGTTGCAGTAACGCATTTTGTTGCTGGTTATAGCAATTACGATGCGGACCAATGGAACGACAACTGGGCTGTTGGTTTTGCAACGACACTTGGGACAATCACAGCCACGATTACCAACTCTGAGATTGGCCGTTATTTGGACGGTAACGTGGTTTGGCATGGCGGTAACGATGGCGCTGGATCAGGCCTAGACGCTGATACACTTGACGGCGTGCAAGGTGCTAGTTTCTTACGCAGCGATGCAACTGATACCGCGAGCGGTGTTATTACATTCAGTAATGCCACAGCATCAACATCAACAACTACTGGCGCAGTGAAGATTACTGGCGGATTAGGTGTTGGCGGAGCAATTTATGCCGGCGGTGATGTTACAGCTTATTCAGACGAACGACTAAAAGACAACATTGAAACAATCACAAATGCAGTAAATAAAGTTGACCAACTACGTGGTGTTACATATACACGTAAAGAAGATGGCATTGCTTCAACTGGTGTTATTGCGCAAGATGTGGAAAAAGTTCTACCACAGGCAGTAACAACTGATGAAGATGGTATGAAGGCCGTTAAGTATGGCAACATGGTTGGCTTGCTAATTGAAGCAATCAAAGAACAAAACGAAACAATTAAGGGTATGCAAGCAGAGATTGCTGAACTTAAGGCTAGACTTAACAACTAAGTTATTGTATAGTAAAAATTAAATAAATATACTAGTATGCAGAGTTGTATACTTTTAACGTTAAAAGTAAAATGAGGAGTCTCATAAATGGCATTACCAGCAACGGGTGCGACAATTACAATGGGTCAGGTTCGCGACTATTTTAGTTTGTCAGGCACTGTGACTCTATACCAGTTGGGTACTTTCATTTCACCAAGTGTAACAACAAACATTTCATTGTCAGCAACATTTGGCGGATGGCAGAACCCTAACTCAACAGGGGCAAGTCCATAATTTATGATTTAAGAGCGTTGTCTTCATTAGTGTTGACAACGTTCTTCTTTCACATTATAAATAAAATTACATAAAAACTCAATAAATTCACAGGAGAAAAATATGAGTATTAGAACACGATTTGAAATCGAGACATTTCTATTAGGCGCACATCCTACTAAATCTCGGCAAGCAAAACAACTAGTAACCGAACTAGAACAAGCAAAAGCACAAGACCATCCAGATCTTCCAGTACTAGAAGCAGTATACGCAGACTTTTCATCAGAAAATGATGTTGAAGCACTACTATCAGCAATTGAAACTGAAGAAGAAGAATACTGGGTTAAGCGTCTAGCAAGACTAGCTGCAATTGATATTCTAACAATTGGTAAAGTACAGCCAGAACATATGAACTATATGGCAGCACTAAGTGATGAAGCATTCGCTGCATGTGTTAAGAGTGCTTCACTGATGGCTAAAACAATGAACGAACAAGTTCGTGAAATTGAAGCAGAACTAAGCTCAGAACTTTCAGAATAAGTTAAAACATGGTATCGATACCAAACTATCTATACCGTGCAGATAAGAATGCGCGAGTTGCGATATGCGTTCCTGTGCGTGACTACGTGACTGCCGCGTTTTCTTTCAGTCTCGCTATGCTCTTAAAAAAGTGTGGCGAGACTGATCGTAAAACATCATTACATATGGTAATGGGCAGTGAGATAGCAAGTCAACGACAGCAACTAGCAACTGAAGCATTATCTACAGAATGCACACACATTCTTTGGCTTGATAGCGATATGCGTTTCCCCAATATTACATTGGAAGCACTATTATCACACGACAAAGATATTGTTGCGTGTAATTACAGCACACGTGTAGAGCCACATATGCCAGTAGCATTTACTAGCAAACAAAACATGGGTGAAAGACTTGGTGCAGATGTAGGATTAAATAAAGTAGCAGCCGTTGGAATGGGATGTATGCTAGTAAAACGCAATGTTTTTGAAAGCATGTCACTACCTTACTTTGGCGTTGAATGGAATCAAGACTATACGAGTTTGATTGGTGAAGATTTGTATTTTGCTAACAAAGCAGATCTTGCTGGATATGATATTTGGATTGATTCAGATTTAAGTAATAGAATTGCTCACATAGGAACAAGAGCATACACATTAGAGGGTGATTGTACATGATTAATTTAGAGAGATCAGCATTATTTGACTACAAAGGTCAAACTGTAATCACACCTTGGGACAGATTAAAGAAACACATTTTTCAATCATATCCAATACACATGACAGACCGCGTCATTACAGAAGATCATTTGTTAGAAATAGCACGTGAATATGAAGACCGTGCTGACATGATTTGGATTGTAGATCAAAGCATTAAAACAGTAGCGGACTTTCCATGGCATTACCGCCCTAGTGATCTTGGTAGAAACTTTATTCATGAATTCCCAAGAGTGACACGCAGAAGTAAACGTCCAATGCTTTGGGGAGATGTAAGACTAGTGCCAACAGGCGGAGTAGCACACGGCACTTTTAAAAACAAAATCATTGCCACATATCATGAAGCAGACTTTGACATTGTAATGTTAAGTTATCATGAAAGTGAAGCAGATGCAAACTATCAGAGACTGGTAGCACGTTTCCCAGATATTAAACACGTTAAAAACGTTAAAGGCATTGCTGAAGCACACCGCGAAGCAGCACGTATTGCTGAAACTGAAATGGTTTGGATCATTGACGCTGACGCAGACATCCTGCCTAGCTTTAACTTTGATTATATTCCGCCAATGGCAAATCGTAAGAATACAACGTACAGTTGGTTTGCACGTAATCCAGTAAATGGATTGGAATACGGATACGGTGGTATCAAACTTTTCCCACGCGAACAACTATTGGAGATGGGACACGAACTACCAGACTTTAGTACTGGTGCAGCATTTTACCAACCTGTTCGCGATGTTGCTAACATTACTAGCTTTAACAAGGACCCATTCCGCACGTGGCGTAGTGCCTTTCGCGAATGTGTTAAACTGTCAAGTAAGATCAATCCTAACCAAAAGGATAGTGAGTCAGAAGAACGACTAGAGACTTGGTGTACTGTTGACAATGGCGCACGTTTTGGCCGCTATTGTATTAAAGGTGCTATTGAAGGTCGTGAATACGGTATTGCTAACAAAGACGATGTTGAAGCACTAAACAAGATTAACGACTTTGAATGGTTGCGTGAACGCTTTGTTGAAAGCATGAAACAGCGTACAGTCAGAACAGATGATTAAAATAAAGAACCCGCCTAGTGCGGGTTTTTTGTTGAAAAAAATTCAAAAAAAAGTAAAAAAGGCGTTGACAAACCAAGACACATTGCTTATATTAGTATTGTAGGAAGCAAAAGGAACCTAGCTCATGATGACCTTCGAAGAGATCAGCAAAGACCACTTTATCGCTACCAATAGCATCAAATCAGTTCGTATCTCAAAAGTATACGGCGGTAACTGGATGTTGTTTACTCCTGAAGGTCGGTTGCTTGACGAGTTCACTTCTGCCGGTCCTTTTGTAGAATTTGAAGCTGCTAAACGCAATGCAGAAATGAATGTTGGTATGTATATCAAGTTTGAGGAGACTGTATAATGTCCTACAATAAAGAAGCAGTTGAGAAGGCAATCAAAACTTCTCGAAAGCCTATCTCTGGTAAAGAAGCAAAACTCATTCATGCTCTACTGAAAGGTCGCAAATAATGTATCGTGTAAACTTTAACATGGCTGGCTTCGTGTTTGACGAATATTTTGATGATTACGCTGATGCACAATCGTTTGCAAAAGATCGACAAGCAGTTGGGTTCCAAACCCTAATCACAAAGGTAAAATAACATGGCATATTACGTTCGTGTAGATGGTGAGATTGTATTAATTGCTACTCGTAAATCTGATGTTGACGATTTGGTAAGATCAATGAAATTCGACCCAACTATAAAATCAAAAAAAGTTACAGTTTCTGAAGAATAACTCTTGACAATGTCAAGACACATTGCTTATATTAGTATTGTAAGCGTTAGAGAAAAGGACACGCGAAATGACTAAGATTGATACTAAAACTAAACTTGAATACGTTGCACTGATAATTGAAGAAGTTAAAAAACTTGGTTCCGACTTTGTTTTCCGTAATCAGATTACTCACATGCTTCTTGACATGGGAATTGAACCTAATGGCTACATGTTCAAAAAACTTGAAGAAAGTTCATTAGTCAATGAAAAAATCAAAGTCAAAGGCGCGGTCAAGTACGCTTAATTGAAACTATCAAGCCAATTAGAACCATCCGCAGCACAGTTGTTGTGGATGGTTTTTATTTTCTTTATGATATCTTTATTAAATAATTGTGCCTTAACACCAGGATGCAGTGGACGCGGCCAGTTACCAATTTTAACCCAGCAAAAGCCATCGCTTTCGTTATTCAATACTGGTACAAACTCTTCGTATACAGCGACAACAAAAGTATTGTAAGTAAACTTTTTATCAGGACTTGTAAACTTATTCAGCGGATAAACTTTTTCCACACCTGGTAACATACCAATCTCTTCTTCTAGTTCACGCAATAATGTCTGTATAGGACGTTCAGCCTTCTCGCCCTTACCTCCAAAGAAGCCCCAGGTGCGAGGGTGACTAGATTCATTACTACGCTGTTGTAGCATAACACGCCCAGTATCAACTGCTAAAAATAAACAACCACTGGCTTGCAATGTTACACCTTAACCGCATTAGAATATATCATGGTTTTAAAATCTTGCCATTTGTACATTGCGTTTGATCTATGCAGTGGCATATACCAAAACCAATAAGTAGTACCAAAATCATTAAACTTGCTAGTGTTCATATGACCAGGCATATCTTGCTTATTCCAGAACATCTCTTCCATACGTTGATATATAAGTTTCGCATGATAATTGGTTATCTGCATCGGTTCTAAATCAAGTAACGACTCTTCTATTTCTATATCATCCCTAGTTTCGTGTAATTCCCTAATAAAACCAAAACTATTTACGTCTCTAGATAATTGATGCCTGTTATTATTTAATATAGTTTCTAATGCATATTCAGGTCGTTCATAAGTAATAGGAGATTTAGTTATTATAACTTTTGATACGTTTGGATATTCATCTACTAGAGCCGCAATATGTATTGGCAAAAAAATTAAATTAAAAAAACTAATTTCTATATGTACTACATCAACAGACGGCATCACTTCTACTAACCAGTCTTGACTATTCTCATAAAAATCAGGACCTTGGCGTGCTAGCATTTCATGTATACACATATGCCCTAGATAATCTATATGATTTAATCCATTCTCGTCTGTCCAGTATGCCATTATAGATATATCCTCCAATAACCCGCCTTATAAACACCTTCGTAACTGTTGAACCAGTCAGTGCCATTCCACTCCAATTGGTCAGCTGACGTAGCGTTATAAACATAATGTTGCCCACTAATACTTGAAGCATCAAAAACAACAATCCAGCCGCTGCCGTTGTACTGAACTATATCATTAACTTTACCATCAACAGCACCCCAAGCCCCGCCAGTTGGCATATCACTCTGTAACAAATATCTCTGTCCTGCTTCCGCCACTGGCACAACTCCATCTCCTGGAAAGTTTCTAGCAGGATTAATAACACCTGTAATTGGCGATAGTGTGTTTGACGGTAATGTATCAACATCAATGTCAACTATTAATGCATTAGGATCAGTAGGATGATAACTCAAACGTCCAATGATGTCGTTATCTGTGTCTCCTGGATTATTTGATTTACGCAGACGGAGTTGACTAATACCTTCTCGTAATGCACCAAACGGTATTAGAGCATTTTGCCATTCAAGAGTGTTGCCACCATCATCAGTTGTTCCACCGGCGCTGTTTAACAAGTAGGCATTTCCGTCAATATAACGCAACTTACGATCTTCAAATGTTATGACAGTATATTGTAGTGTTGAAGTATCAAATGGCTCTTGATTTTTAAACGCATCTAAATCAGCATCATCAAGGTTATACAGTTCATTTAAAACAGTGTGAATAAGTTTTTGTTGCTTTACTTTCGCAGGCGGGTTAATCCAGATAGGCATTTCAAATGTAAGTGTAGCAACATCAATAATATCGTCAATACTACTGCCAACACTGCGACTGCTCCAGATGGTGTTTGTCATTTCAACATACGCAAGTCTTGACCAATCAAGCCCATTGCTGGTTGTCTGAATGTTTAGTGTTGGGTTAAACAGTACAAGTATCTGCTCAAGTAATTGTAATTTCTGATCAGTATTACTGGTCCAGACATCACAATTCATTACCAGCTTATAAGGAACTGGCATGTGTCTTTCAACAGTATATGTTCTACCTACCTCATTTAAATACTCACCAGTGGCTGGATCAATCTTCTTTTCATATATTGGTAATTTTTCTATATGTGTTTGGTCCATGCGATATGATGGACTCATGTCTAAACTTGTCACATAGCAGCTTACAAACGGAACAGTGTTGGTAACGTTCTCGCTGTTTTCACGCTGAATGTGTGCTGCCATACGGCTAATATCACCATAACGAACAGGCACCTTTTGAAAGATCGGAAACCGATCATCGCTAACACCCATTTGCACACTAAATCCACTAAACAAGCGAATGAACTGTTGGATATATCTGCGTATTTGTTTATCGTAAAAGTAATCTGCCATCATTCAAAATCCGTCTTTGGTGTTATAACTTGACTCAGTGGCTGACGTTCTGGGAACTCTTGATTGTCCACAACAGTTGTGTTATTGTTGTTAATAAAGCTACCTGCGTTGTATGTTCTATCACTCCAAGTAACATCGCTAATATTGTCGTATAGTCTATGCCAACGACTACCACGGAATACAAACAATCTGTTTGGAGTAAAGTCTGTTCTTATAAAGTAATCGTCATCGTTTGGCTCCTGTGGGAACTGATCGCCAGTCTGAATAGTTTCGCCATGATCATATTCTTCAGTGGTATCTGCTACTCCAAACAAATGTTCAGCCAGTGGAATACCCAGTGGATCAGCAGCCTCAGCACTTGCTACAATAGCATCACTAATATTGATCTCTGTTTTGTAGCTACTAATTTTGTTCTTTAAGCTATCTGGATCACCAGCAGTACCAAGAATGTCAGCGTATTCTTGTGTATCTGTAAGTGGGCTAACTTTAACCCGCCAGATATGCGGATACCAGGTCTGACTAAAACCTTCACTACCACGGTTGGCGTCCTGTACTACATAAAACTTGTTTACAGCATCACGATCATGATTTAACAGCAAGTCATCACGCAAGTGTGGCAACTCAAAAACATCACCAGGCATAATCTTACGACCCAGCTTCTCAACCATGTCGTTAATGTGGAACGTAATAAACAGTGTATCGTTTGTTAGGAACAAGCCAAACTGGCTCAAGTCAAAGTCGTTGTCACTTACGTTATATACACCACGCAATTCATAAATGTCAGGATCATACTTGCGGTCACGATTTTCCATGAACAGTAGGTCTTGTATCTTTGTTTCGTTGATCCAGCCTTCTGGGTTGACTTCAATGCCAAGTGTAGGATCTAACTCCAGTCCACTGCCGTAGTTTGGTTCAGTAGGATCATTGCTGTTAAGCGTTTGTTTTGGGCCAACATATTTGTGTATATGAACAGCAGTGCCGCCAATATCAAACTGCTCACGAATATTTCTATCCATGAACTTGTAATCGTTGCCCTTAAATGGTTTGTAGAGACTTAAACGTGGCATATTTTTCCCCTTATATCGTATTTAGCTATTGACAAGCATTACGTAATGCTTTATAGTAAGATGTAAACAGAAACACTGGAGACTAAAATGGCTAAAAGTATTGGTGTCAAGATCCCTAAGAAAAAACCACGTGCTAAAGTAAACCGCAAAACTGGCTTTGCTGATCCAGTGTGGACTGGGTGGGAACGCTGGAGCGGTGAGAAGTTTCACCGTGAAGTAGACCGTTTGAAGTTCATGTACTACAACCAGGTTGATCCAAAAGATCTGATGCCTAGCGTGTATCACTGGATGAAAGAAAACGGTTATACTCCCAAGCAGATCAAAGCAGCAAAGGCAGTTTGGATTAGCCCCAATGTTGCTATCCAAACCAAGCTACTGTCAACTGGTATGCCAGCATACAATCCCAAACACGCAGAATACTGGGAGTCACTTCCTGGTACTGGTGACGAGATGAAGCCTGTCACTGACTTTGTTAAAAAGTATGTTGACCAGGCTGTTGCTGAGGGCATGAGCAAAGTAGCTGAAGTTGAAGCAAAAGAAAAAGCCAAAGCTAAAACGCATACTCCAAGCATTCAACAAGTTATGCGTGAAACAGCAGCCAACATGGCTGAAGCGATTGACGATGTAGTTGAGGACTTCATTCGCACTAATGATCCTGGCGTTGTAAAAGAGTTTGACCCAAAGTCAGTGCTTGTCAAAGTTCAAGCAAAAGCTAATCATGCTCGTATTATTCGTAAGTTTTACGAAGGCGACTATGCGGAGATGCAGCTCGTTAACAATGTACCCAGTGCCAGTCAGCTTAAAAAGATGACTGAAAAGGAGCAGGACGAGTGGGAACAGATCAAAGAAGGCTATTCCCACTATAGCACTGCCCAAAAGAAAGCAGCACTTGAACTGTTTAAGAAGATCATTGACGCTTGTGATATGATTATCGCAGAACAGAAAGTAACCAAGGCACCGCGCAAGATTAAAGCCAAGAGCCCTGAACAACTGACTAGCAAACTCAAGTTTAAGATTAGCGATAACGATTTGGCTATTACTAGTGTACCACCTGCACAGCTAATTGGTGCGGTTGCGGCAGTAGTGTATAACACTAAGAATCGTAAACTGGGTGTTTATATTGCTGAAGATGAAGCTGGGTTTGATGTTAAAGGCACCAGCCTAACTGGCTACAATGAAAAGACTAGCCAGCAAAAGACATTGCGCAAACCAGCGGAAGTAGTGGGCAAGTTTAAGAAAACAACCAAACCCAAGATGTTGCGAGAGTTTGCGGACATTAAGACTACTGAAACATTGCTCAATGGCCGCTTTAACGAAGAGACGATTATCCTAGCAGTGTTTAAGTAAAACAACCACATATACTAAGACGTAGGGAGGCTCACGCCTCCCTTTTCTTATAAATAGTAGTAAGGAGATCTATTATGAGCGCAAAAAATGATTTGATCAAAGAAATGGAACTACGCCTTGGTGGCGGCATGGTTGATGTAGAGCTTGACCCAGAGCATTACGAATTGGCTATTAAAAAGAGTTTAGCAAAATATCGTCAACGTGCAGAAAACGCAGTTGAGGAAAGTTTTGTATTTCTACCAGCAGTTTCAGAAGTCAACGAATACACATTGCCAAACGAAGTAACTGAGGTTAAAGACATTTATCGCAGAACTTCTGGTGGCATGGGTATTGGTAGCGGTAGTGATTTTGAACCATTCTATGCCTCATATATGAATTCATATCTACTGGGATCTGCAAGAGCAGGCGGGTTAGCATCTTATGATTTCCTTATGCAAAACCGCGAAACTATGGGTAGGCTGTTCGGATCAGAGATATTGTTCACATGGCGCCCACAAGATCACCGCATTATCCTACATCGTAAGCTAAAAACGGACGAAACACTAGTGTTGCACGTTTACAACTATCGTCCAGACGATAACTTGCTAAACGATAACTATGCTGGTCCATGGATCAAAGACTATGCGTTTGCACACGTTAAGTTAATGCTAGCTGAAGCACGTGGCAAGTTTAGTCAGATCGCAGGCCCACAGGGCGGTACAACAATGAACGCCGATACACTACGCAGCGATGCACAGGCAGAGATGGACAAGTTAGAAGTAGAGCTAACATTGTACAATGATGGTAGTGCAGGATTAGGCTTTATTATTGGATAAACTGCTAAGTTAACCCTATTTCAGCGTGTTTTTCGGGGGTCTGCTATAAATAGTAGTAGAACATAGATTCTCGAATTTACATGTAAAAAGATAAGGAGAACTTTAAAAAATGGCAAATCTAGTTTCACCTGGAG